GTATTATCTACATTACCAAGTCCTACCTGAGCTTTTGTATGAGTATGCCCGGCAGAAGAGTAAGCACTTGAATTTGTATATGCAGCAGATCCTAATCCGTGAATAGGAACAGTAGTTTTATTACCATCTACAGTGAGTGTGATTTTTCCGTTTTCAGTACTTTCTGAGATAGCAACAGACTTTACGGCTTTTGCTAGAGTAATATAAGTTTTGCTTGAGCTATCCCAACGATAAATAGTATTCGTAGCAGTATTTATATAAATAGTATTTATATCTCCAACAGACGGAAATAACTTATTGGAAGCATATGGAAGTATTTCTTTATGATTAGCTATACTTGTCTTCAAATAACCAACCAGTTCTGTTAATCCAGTGAGATTAAGAAATTGTTCTTTCATTTTTCATTAGTCACATCCTTCCATTTTTATTTTTAAAATAGAAGGAGAGCATTGCAGCTCTCCTCCCAATAAAATCAATTGTATTTTTACGCAGTAAATAAACCTTTGATAGACGCACTTGGAATTGCTTCATATCCATCTCCAACAAGCCCCTTAAGAGCAGTGATATCAGATGTATTCTTAGCAATCTTCGGTTTTTCAGTAGCAAGATCTTTTTCTACAGCAGTAATTTTGCTTTCTGCTGTATCCATTCTGCCTTTAACAGCAGTAATATCTTCTGCATTCTTTTTATCAGCAGCTTCTAATGTAGGTAATTTCTTTTCAATAGTATCAATTCTTCCTACAGCAGCTTCAAGATCAGCAGCTTTTGCATACTGAGAAAGATCAGAGTCTGCGAGAGCTTTAGATACATACTCAGCAATATAGCTTACAATATCTTTGGATGTAGCAGATTCTGGAAGAGTACCGATAAGAGTCTTCAGCTTTGTGATATCCTCTTTATTTGTTTTGATCTGAGAATTCATTGTAGCAGCATCAGATGTATGTGTAGAAATCCAATCAGAAATCTCTTTCAGTGTATTATATGCTTCTGGAGCATCTGCAACGATTTTAGCGACTGCATCTGCAACAGCTTTCTTTACTGATCCGTCACCAGTGCCATTCAGTGTTCCAATAGCTGCTGTATTAGCTGCAACGCTTGCTTTTAATGCAGAATCATCATACTGACCAGTAGTAACAGCTTCTTTGATATAAGCAACTACATTTTTAGCTTTTGCATCAGCAGGAATGGTACCAACATAAGACATTACTTCTGTTTTTGCTGTGTTAGCAGCGCCAGCAGCATCGAAATCTGCAACAGTCTTTCCAGAATCTACCAGATTACCATTTTCATCTAATCCTGCAAGATGACCTTTTACTGCACCTTTTACTTTGTCAGCTTTTCCTGTTGGCTGAGGAATAGTAATAGTAAATGCTGCTTCATCAATAGTTACTGGAGCAGTTTTTGTGTAGAAATAAAGTGTGTATCCGTCTTCTGACTGAGATACTGTTTTAATTGAGTTTTTGACAGCCTCACTGATTTTAGAGTCGATCTGTACGTTATGCAGATTTAAAAACTCCTGAAGATTAGAAAGTGTAGCGAACTGTAATTTTGCCATAATTAGTTTCCTCCTTGAAATATATTTGTTAAATCTTCGGAATCAATACCTCCGAGTTTTCGGTCTAAAGCAGAGTCAATATGTTCATCTAAAACATCCAGAACAGTTTCTTCAATGATATTTGAAACATATTCTTTTACAGAATCAGCACTTGCAAAATTCTGTTCATTAATCCAGCTTTCAGTGACATAACGATCAGTCGTATATTCACCATCTTGCTGAATGAAATACAATGTAATAGATTTTCCTTGCATTTTTGTGATTGTTGTGCTGGAAGTATCAGCATCATGAGATACAAGATACAGAACATCGTCTGCAGAAGATTGAACAGTAGTATTGTTTCCGCCAATGATACATTGGCCTTTTACTTTATAAATACCATCATCGAGTGATGATATCTTCACAGGAACAGTAAGTGTACCTATAAGATTTACAATAGGTACGTCAAATAATTTGTTATAAGATAAGCTGTTGATATAGTCTACAACAGTGGACTTATCTTCAAGATTACCGATTATATTATCTAAAAGAGTAGAAAGCTCAGAAGACTTGACATAATTATCCAATCCGATTGTTTTCTTGACCTCTTCAATAATATGACCTTTATCTTCGTCAGTCATAGATATGTCATAAGAGAAAAGCAGTTTATCTCCAGAGAAAAACATAAGATTTGATCCGATGCATTTTACATCTGTAATCTGTTTATCTCCTTTGACATATTCTAATGTGTTGTCGATGGTCACCCACGCTATACTCTTACTGTCTTGGATGTAACAAAGTCCTGGGTATTTTAGCACCCCTCTTTGTAAAGCCTTTTCTGCAATTTGCTTAGTTGATGCAGAATACCAGGTTGGAATTAACGCCATGCTGTGATCACCTCTTCAATTTGTCATATTCATATTTTGAAATTTCTTTTATTGCATAGATGTCATTATCAGGCGGAAAATTATAGAGACCTTCAATGTGCCATCCATATTTTCCGTCTGAACTTAAAATAGCCTGTGCTTCTGTGATATCACATAGAAGCAACAGACTATGTTTCTCCTGATATTTGATATACAGGATATGATTAAGGACATCTACGACTTCATCATTTTTGATTACTTTATAATACATGTGATATCCTCCTTATAAGATGGGAATGGTTACCCCTCACTTGAAATTGAGAACATAAGTAAGATTCCAGAATTCTGTCCTGGATAAGAGAACCCATATGTTCCACCGGCTTCATTGACTGTATATAGCCAGTTTGCAACTGTAGCATTTGGAGATCTGGTCCAGTAAGATTTATACTCCGTAGGAGTAGAAGAATTTGCTTTCTTTCTGGTATCATCATCTGTGAAATAAGCAATAGGAGCATTTGTTTCAGAAATATATGGTTCAGAAGTAGCAGTAGGATCAATTTCGTACAGAGATGGAACATAGAATCTGCAATTAGATACGGATGTATCATTTGATTTATTACCAATAGAAGAGTATACTTTTACAGGTTTGATCAGAGCTTTCCATAAAGGAGAAATAGCTTTAAGCAAACGTGTATTCAGCCATGTGTTCAGAGAAGATTCAGCCCATCCACCTGCATTTGTGCTCTTATTATTATAAGGCTTTTCAGTACCTAACAGGTTTGAAGCAACAAATGTAATGTTAGCTCTCTTTGAAGCAACGTCAGACAGATAATATCCTTTAAACTTAGCCACTTCCATAGGGATTACTTCGTGGATCCATGCAGCAATATCCATACATTGTTCTTCACCAAGATCTGCGTACCAGACTTTAGCCCAATGTATAGTGCCTTTTGCAAAGTTTTCATATGCTCCATCGTCAGCTTTAGAACATCCAAATACGAGAGTGGAACTATGCTCTGGAATCCTGATCGCATTCAGAGTAGTAGAAGATACTTCTTTCCCAGTCATGTTTGAATTGTACACATAAAGCTTCTGACTTCCAGCTTCATGACGAAATACAATAATCTCTCGGTTTGTTCCAGCAGATGGAGTTATACTATCAGTATTCCATGAGAAACGAGGTTCCTGAGAATACCAAAGTCTGAATCCATTTGAACCATCACCTTGAAAACACTGAGCAAGAGTGGAGTTTACACTATTTCCTGAATCAAATTCAAAGTCAATAGCAATTGTAAAGTCTCTGTCTTTTTCCATGATTTTTAATCCGGTGTCAATATAGTTTGTTCCATCAAATTTAGTCGCAGCTGAAATAACTTCATGCTCTTCAATGTCGCCATAGCTATAATCAACACCAAGTTTGAAATCTAATGTATCTTTTAATGATAATGATTTTGCTTCAAGTCCCATTTTCATAAGAGTATAAAGCTCAACCTGTGTCATATTGGCCAGATCCTTACTATCAAAGTATCCATCTACGTATTCGCATGTTTCATATACTGCATTGATCGTTTTATTTCCATCGACAAATCCTGACTTATCCCATCCTTTAAACAGATTGTACTTATAAGCAGATTCCTCAGCAGTATATACAGGAGTATCACCTGTATATTTTACATAAGAACCATACTGGGCAGTAGATTCTTGAAGAGATAATCCTTTAGAAACATATTTTACAGTATATTCACGAATTTTACTGTCATATACAGCAGTAATAGTTCTGTCAGCAAAGATTCCTGTCATTGAACCTTCCCATCCTTTGAAGGTATAATCAAGCTTAATTGTGCTTTTCTTTGTAGGAATAGGAATCGGATTAACTTCTCTTGTAGTAGGATCAACAGCGTTTCCACCTTTATCTACGTACTGGATATCAAGGATAGTATTACTTTCATCATCATTTATAAATGTAATTTTAAACTGAGTAATGATTGAATCGTAAGTAAGAACAAGGTCTGTCCAGATTCCAGGTTCATCTTCAGAACCAACAAATTCTTTATATTCCTGCTGTCTAACTACAGGAATATGAACAGATCCAGTAAGAATTGACTGCTCAGTAGTAGCGCCATTATCATCAATACCGGCAAGTTTTGATAATTTCAGAAGAAGCGTAGTATCATCAAGATTCCATGAGATACCAGTAATTGTTACGGTACGAAGAGTATTAATAGCAGCATTTAAGATAGCAAGAGCATCTACGATAGAATTCTGACATACAAATGTCTGTAAATTATCGTATCCTGCAACCTTAAGATCAGTTAAGTCTTTGAGGTTCTTGAGTGTAAGAGTGTTGATAGAAGATGGGAGAGAAGCATGAGCAATCTTACCATGATTAGCAAATAATACAGATGTTACAATAGTTCCATCAGCATAAAGATTAATAAGATTTTCACATGCAGACAGGTTAACAGATCCTGTAAGATTTGGACAATTACGAATATCCAAAGTCTCAAGAAGAGTATTATTACCCATATTAAGAGATGTCATAAAAGTATTCTGATATCCAGCTGTATTATTACCAATGATAAGAGTTTTCAGCTTAGAAGCCTTTGAGAAATCATTATCATGAATATAACAAGCAGAGAGGTCATTTAGTGCCTCAATTCTTGATGCAGCATAGATAAGAATAGCTGTATCATCCATATTTGTTAAGTCCGTAGTAATCTGATATTCTTGTCCGGCTTTTGCACGTACCTGAGTAGTTTCTGGTGAATTACCATAAAGTACAGAAATATACATATCAGAATAAGGAATGATCTTCAGAGTATAATCTGGTTTAACTACAACTTTCTTAGGTGTATTACATCTGAACATAATCTGATCAGACTTTACATCTGTATGTAAGAATTTCGTTCCCATATAAATATGCTGGTCACGTTCCCATTGTCTGAGATGATATTTTCCACGTCCATTCATCATCTCATTAAGGAATCTTACTGTTCCAGCACGATATGTTCTTATATACAATCTTTCATAGTGGATTCTCCACAGTTCTTCTGGGAACTGATTCTGCCATGCTTCATACTCATTGATTAAGTGGGAGTCTGACCAACAGTTAGAGTCTACAGACTGATACATGTTTCTTAATTCTTGTGTAAATACATCACGTATTCTGCACCACAATACAGATTCAGCAGCATTAAAAACATAACCAGATGAAGGATTTCCTTCTTCTTTATAGTCAGTATCTTCCTTACCATATGGGAATGACAGCTCACCTGAATTATTAATACCAAGCTGAGTGTCCATATCATATGCCCATAGATCAAATCTATAACCATTATGCAGAGCGGCCGCATCATCATCTATAGTATAATATTTAGCTTTATCACCCATAGTTGTAGCTTCTTCCTGAGTGATATAATGTTTTGCCCAATGCGGGAAAACATTCTTGGCTCTATTGTCAATCATACTATATCTGAGTGTAACTAAATAGAAATAGAGCATTGCAT